TCATTCTTATGGTGGGCGGGGGCTCGAAACGGAGATTACGTCTCAAGATACGTAGGAAAGAGTAAGACATGAACGATCCTGTAATGGTAAACGATCTTCTTCAAATCATCCGAGAACGAGGAAAGTTAATTCTTCTTGATTTAGGAACACACAAAATTATTCGGTATCCTCAGTCTTGGGATAAGGCTCGTTGTGATGCTTATGCCAAGTCTCAGGGATTGGGCGACGTTGAATTATTCCATCTTCCCATGACCGAGCTCCCTTGGTGGGGCCATATTCGAGGGGTACCCCACTCTCCCCAACCAGCGGCTCCCAAAAATTAATTTGACAAAGTAATTCATTCGTGATACATTCTTTCAATGAAAACAATAGAGATTGAAGTCTGTGAACGCCTGCTGGACAATCATCTAGTTCCGGTCTGTGACCAGACCGGCAATATTACACATTGGGCAAAAGCGCCCAACTATCACGCTCAGATTAAAGGGAAACCAGGACTTTGGGCTTGTGGTAAGTCCGCCGACGAAGCCGTTGGAAATTTGATTGCTACCCATTCCGAGAAATTTGGCATTCGTATCCAAACTCTCGGAAAACTTCCCCGTTAAATTACTTGACACAAACAGATACTTGTAGTAATATACTGCTATGAGCGATTATGTTTTATCAAGTTATCTGGATGACATGTTTCAACCAGAGCGAAGAAGACTTATAGTTAAAGGAATGCTTAGGATTATCCTAACAAAAGTAGGTATCCGAAATTTCGATGCTATCGCTTTCACAGGTATATCGGGTGCGACTATAGCTCCGATATTGGCCTTCATCTTGGACAAACCTTTGATAGCTGTCCGGAAAGACTCTGGAGCCCATAGTTGCTACAAAGCAGAAGGATTAATTTCAGCCGAAAAAATTCTGATTATCGACGATTTGATTGAATCAGGATCGACAATAGCTACAATAATGGCAAAGGTTTTGGAATCGTGCCGAGTCTATCGAGGAGCCGAAGCCAAACTGCCTGAATTCATTGGAGTAGCCTTATTCCGAGATACTAATTTCGGTTTATCTAAATCGGAAAATCTCAATCGAAAGTTCAAAGACAATTGTATTCCTTCTCGTCTCATCGAAAAGTTTCACTTATGGGGAATGTATCTTCCGCGTGGAAATAACCGAACAGCTCCCGAATTTGAGGACCAAGCTCTTGACAAACCCGAAAATCCGTCGTAAAATAAATCAATATGAAATTCATTACCCAGGATCGAGTTGTAGTTAAACCCAACGAGCAAGACTTCTTCCATTCGTTCGTTGGTGTCGTTGTCGGTTTCCGAAATGGTCTGATTCAGATTCGGGATCAAGATGATGACGTTTGGGAAGTCGATGAATCTCAGTTGTCTCCCGTTGAAGATTAATTGAAAATAACTTGACAATCTGCCTTTCTTGGAGTATAGTTATTTGTATGAAGATTAAGAACATCACTCAACTGGAGGTTTATCAGGCTATTAGAAAGCCTGTAGCACCCCCGACTCGGATCGAGCGGCCCAAGAAGGGTGGGGGGTACAAACGCCTCCGTAGGGACTGGGGGAACGATGAAAACTAATTACGCAGTTGACACGGCAAAACGATACGATCTAGCATATCGGCAAGTGTGGGGGCAGCTCCCCCGCTGGAAGCAGAGGGCCATTCAGGAAGACTTGAATGCTGGCAAGCCAAGTTTCCTATTGGATGAAATGATGAAAGAAGTTACCCGGCTGGCTGAAGACGAAACTGCGGCCGTATCGGAAGGATATCCTGAAGTTCCCAAGTTTACCGAAGTCCAACCTATTTCCTAATATGTTAAACAAACTGGCGTCATTACTCAAACTGAATGCCCGAATTAGTATCATTCTCAAATCGGGCAAGGAAATTCGTTTCAAGTGTAAAAACATCGAATGGACACACAAGGGGAACGAAATTACGTCATACGAAGCTACGGGTATAGTAGGAAGCCGACCGACGTATATTCGGATTGAAGAAATTGCCGCAATCATTCGCCGATGGTAATTATGAAAACAATCACTCTCTCTAAAATTCCCAATATCGAAAAAGTAGCCGAACGATTTGTCGAATTGGAAATCCTTATTGATAAGGAATATAAATTAATTGACAAACACTATACCGGCGATTTTACCTACGTCAAACGTATGGAACATCAAACCGATGAATTGATTACAGCAATACTTCTAATTCTTGGAACAAGTGTTTATGGTGGTTTTCGCCAGTGGCTTCGGGAGGAACTTCGGAAGATGGTTCCTCAAAAATCCACTTGACAATCTATAAAAAAGGAGTAGATTGAAACGTGAATACTACACCATACGAATATAACATGAATGCTACAATATACGAATGTAAAGAGGTTCTTGAAGGCGTTATTCGCCAACTTGATCGCTGGGCAAGAGAAAGTCGAGCAGGCGGTTGGTCTACTCATCAAGTAGAGCCTCAACGAAAACTGGCCGATGACCTTCGGCGATTTATTGACACAGCTGAATACCCTGAAAGCCTCCGAAAGTAAACTTTCAACTTGACAATCTATAAAAAAGAGATAGATTAAGGTATGATTACATTCAAAGAAAACGCCGAACTTTCCGTCGTTGTAGAATTCGACGAAGAGGCCGACAACATCGTTGAAGAGCAGACTGAAGTTTTCTTGGCTGGTGAACCAGTCGATGCTGAAATCGTCGATGAAATGGGTGATTACGTCGATCTTCAATTCGGAGATGGGACAGTTGCCTTGGGCGTTCTCCGAAGTTTATTTGAAGTAGTAGAAGAAAAGAAAAAGTAATATGGGAAAGAGCTGGAAAGAAAAACCCGACAAGTGGCGGAAGAATCGGGACTTCCAAAAGAAACAGAAGAAACACCAGAAGGGCGGATTCAAGCCTCAACGGGAAATTGACGAAGAGGCCCCTCTGCCTGAAGACTATTTCAACAATTAACATGTTCTCCTGTATCTTCGATGGAGGGCTTTGTTTACTGATATGGGCAATAATTGCCTTATTCCCCTTGACATTGAAGCGATTCTGGTTTAAGGTATGTAAACGAAGTTGCGAATGCGAGTGTCATAAGAAAAAGAAAGAATAACAATGGGCTACCTTCATATCAATAATCTGTACAAGGAGCAAGCAATCCTTATGTTCAGGGAATGCTATGCTCTGGAAAAGATTCACGGAACTTCAGCCCATGTTTCGTTGAAACTCAATCCGAGCAATCCAACCCAACGCCAACTTGTGTTCTTCTCGGGCGGAGAAAAACATGAACGCTTTGTTGCTTTGTTTGACCAAGAAAAACTGCTGGCCGCTTTCAATGACCTGGGAATTCCCGATGACCGGATGCCCATTACAATTTATGGAGAAGCCTATGGTGGTTCTCAACAAGGCATGTCAGGAACATACGGAAATTCCTTAAAGTTCATTGCTTTCGATGTTCAGATTGGCGAATATTGGCTCGACGTTCCGAATGCTGAGCAAGTCTGTCAGAAGTTGGGAATTGAGTTTGTTCATTATGTCAAGATTTCTACTGACTTGAAAGAAATCGATGCTCAACGGGATGCTCCAAGTGTTCAGGCGATTCGGAATGGGATTAGTGTTCAGGCCGTATCTTCCGATGGTACCATTGGGACTGTAGAAAATCCGAAGAAACGAGAGGGGGTAGTACTCCGCCCTCTAGTGGAAGTCCGGCTGAATAACGGAGACCGAGTTATCGCCAAGCATAAGGGGGATGACTTCAAGGAAACCACCAAAGAGCGCCGGGTCTTGTCTCCAGAAGACGAAGCAAAACGTCAGGCTCAAATGAAAGCGGTTGCCGACGCACAATCTACAGCAAACGAGTGGGTTACTCTTATGAGATTAAATCATGTTCTGGATAAGATTCCTGGACATAACATGGATCAGATGGGCAGCATCATTAAAGCAATGATGGAAGATGTTTTCCGAGAAGGCACCGGGGAGTTAAATGAAACGGATCAAACCCGAAAAGCCATCGGTAAGCGGACTGTCGAACTATACAAACAACTTCTCCGAGAAGGATTAGAGAAGAAAACTGCTCAGTATGTATAAAGCCGATTGAATTCTTCAATTCAGACTTGACATCAATAGTTTCTTGTAATACATTGACTCTATGACTATACAAAAAAGAATCGAATCCGAACTTGTGGATTGTGGGCTGTGGCCCAAGGAAGCCGACGCTGTAATGAAGGAACTAAAAGCCGGCAATACTTCAATGGAAGGCCGATGGGACGAGGATGAAACTGGATACCCTCTGGAACTCCTCGCCGCATTATTCCTTGCCGCAAAAATAAAAGCTGTCGAATGGATAGATTCCAACAAGCCATCACATTTCGCACGCAGTCTTTTGTCCTAGTATAAAACTAAACAAAGAAGACTTGACAACTGAGATTTCCTGTAATAAATTACTCCCATGTTAAATAATGAGAACACAAAACATAGTGGATTTTTCCGAAATCTTTAGATTTGCCGATAATAGATTTGGCATTGACTGGAATACTTGCTGCGACATCTTCCACCGAACCGAAATACTGGCCTACCCCGGTTCAACCGAATTGTATCTTTTCGATATGAAATACGACTTGAAACAGGGATTTAGCCATTGCGGAGATAAGAAGGACCAATTCAAACAGGCATACGAAGTTCTCATAGCCTTCATGGAAAAGGAAAACGTCGATGAAATGTTGGTCCTTTGTCGGAATTAATCCTTGACAAACAACCATTTCTATAGTAAATTGTTCCAATGAAGATTGACCTACAATCCATTGACCGGGAACAATTTATGGTCCATGAGCATATCGTGGATGGCCAAGTCGTTTATCTCGTTCAGCCTCAATACATTGGAGTAAACTGGAGTCGAGAAAACAAGATTTTTCGTTCATCCGTTTGGGATTCGGAAGGCAATCCTGTTAGTCTATCGTTCCCGAAGTTCACGAATTGGGGCGAAAAGCCCGAAGTTTTTCCAGTTCCTACCGATCTAAAAGGGGCAACCATCATGGAGAAACTGGATGGCTCCCTTCTAATAGTTTCCAAGTGGAATGGCAACTTTATTCTTCGCACACGGGGGACAGTTGACGCCTCCAAACTGGACAACGGAGCCGAATTAGAAATCTTTAAGCAGACTATTCTTTCAAAATTGGATGACGGAGAAGACACTTGGCCCTATTCAATTTTGTTTGAATGGACTTCTCCTACTCAAAAAATCATTCTGAACTATGGAGATGCACCGGAATGGCATTTAGTTGGAATGATTGAGCATTCCGATTATTCTTTAATCGTTCAAGAATTACTGGATATAATGGCCAAGAAATACGGCTTAAAGCGTCCCGCCACTTATACGTTCACTTCTGTTTCGGATTTGTTGGATAACGTTGAACAATGGAAGGGCAAAGAGGGAGTTGTAGTTTATTCCAACGGAGATCAATCTCTTCACAAGGTAAAAGGTGCGTGGTATCTTGCCCTTCATCACATGAAGTCGGAACTGGCTTCTTTGGATAAAGTGATTGACACTTGGTTTACTTTAGGCCGGCCGAATTATCAGACTTTCTATCAGAAAATTGCCGATCAATTCGATTTTGAACTTGCTAATCAGATCCAAGGCGATATGTCCCGAATCTGTGATGCTTACAAAGAAGTAGAAAAGATTATTTCAGGAATGACTTTGTTTGTTGAAGGATTGAAAAACGCTTATGTTTATCCTACTCGAAAAGAACGGGCTGCTAAGATTATCAATTCTTATGGTCAAACTAATCGTGCCTCATTCTGTTTCAAGTTGTTGGACGGGAAGGTTCTCGGAGATGAAGACTTGAAGAAACTTTTGTATCAAGTTCTGAAGAAATGACTTGACAGAATATAAAAAGTATAGTAAATTGAACCATGAAAAACGTAAAAGAAT